TTCAAGCAGAAGACGGCATACGAAACCTCATCGCCCAAACTTTCACCCTCGGCATTCGCCATTTGCATTTTAACGACACCCTTTTCTTCGGTGTTCACCTTCAAAGTAGTAGGTATCAGAGTATGAGCTCCACCAGTCGAGAAGGCATCTTTGCCGTTTTCCTCTGTCTTATCCTTAGCTTCCAGCTTTCCACCGCCTCCATAGTCAGACCACAAACCAACCTCGGAAAAGTCGTTAAGCTCTCCCTGAAATTGCTTTGTCTCCATCTTGTTTGCAGCAACACTGTAACTGATTATAAGCCCTTTTTTAGCATACGTTACCCCTGTCTTTTCTTGACAGTACAACAAGGACGAAAGAGCCGTTTCCAGAGTATAATAATCGCCTACCTTGTTCTGCTTTGGCAGGCTATCAATAATAACCATCGACTCACTACCTGCAGCAAGGCTTCCGAAGTCCTTCCAATTCTCAATGTTGAGCCAATTATTCTCGGTTACGGTCTTTCCTATATACTGGTATGTCTTCCACGTTCCTGCGCTTAATTCAAAGGAAAGAATAAGACCAGCCAGAGCCTTGCCAGCCTTCCATGCTGCGTGTACTGCGCTGATACTCTCATTGTCGGCATCGCAAAGCACATAGTAGCCGTTAATCTGCACCTCATTAGTTGCGTTAAAGATACTTGCAGGCACATCCTTTGGGGCAATAGCCACTAACTCCGAACCATTCCAACGGTAAGGTACGTTTGTGCTTCGATTTATATAGATTTTACTAGCGTATGGGGTTTTATCTTCTCCGATGTTCTGATATTTTGACTGCTCTGGCCAGTTCTTGTAAAAAGAGCTATTTGCCTTTGCTACAAAGTAGTTACCTACCAAATCATAGATAATCTTTTCCACTCTTATAGCTGAGTCTAACTGTGGATTTGTAGCCACAGTGGAAAAGCCGTCAAACTCCAAAACCTCGTACACATCATCAGGTAGGTTTTTCTCTTCCAGCCTTTTTACACGGGTATTGATTGCATCAAGAAGAGCCGTAAGGGTACTATCATCCTTAACTCCTTCGAGGAATTTTATAACCTCGTTAAAGCTTTCTATCGCTTGGCTTGTATTCTTACCAGTCAAGACATCGATTTGCCCCTGTAAAGCAGTTATAAGACCTCGCAGAGCCTCATCCATGCTACTTCTATCCCTGCCTTCATTCTGCAAATCGCTCTGAACCTTAGCAATAGCATTTTGTAATAGCTTGATACTATTATCCCTTTTACTATTAACAATTTTATTGCTGATTGCACTATCCAACAACTGGGCTATAAGGTCTGCCGCATCCTGCAAAGCACCTCCTACACGCCCAGCCGTATTCTCTCCAACTGTTGTGGCATTAGCTATTAAGTTTGCCTTATTTTCTAAATTCTTGATTTTTAAAAAATTAGCAACGTTATCTATTTCTATTTTTTTTTCCATTACTCACCGATTGAATGAATTGTTAATCTCGTTCCCCTTACGGGTTTTATCTCTTCTCCTTCTACACTCTTCAAGTATGCCAGGCACGAACCCAGATAGGTCTCCGCTACATTCATAGCATCATTATACATCCGTACCCTGTTCTTATCGTCCTCTCTGGACGCATAACTATCGTTATGCTGCATCAAACCTGTGCGGGTTAGCAACCCACCGTCCGACATCACCATCTTGGCATACACGAAATAAGAAAGGGCTAATCGTAAGCCTGAACACTTCTTTAATTTCCCTTCCTTATCCTCGAACTCTCCACCATCAAGCAACGTCATATTTTTAGGCTTTTCCTCATCTTCTTGCAGAGCCTTGAAATGTGTCAAACCAATAGCCGGAATAATATAAATATCTTCGCACTCGCGAATAAATGTCTGTACTTCTCCATCATCAATATGCTTTGATGTAGGTCGAGCCAGTTCCTTGAACCTCTCAACCGTTATTAAATGCTCATTCGCCATTAGATTTATCATTTTTATCCGCAGAGATATATTTTAACGGCTTGATAGAAAAGTCTTGCGGTATCATCTTATCGAACCAATTAGCAAACAGCATCGTAAAGGCTCGTTCTATAAATCTCTGCTCATTAGTTACCTCGCCAGCATAATACTCGTAGGCATCACGCATAACATCTCCAGAGAAACCCAGCTTACCGATACGGATAGAGTAGAATAATTCTTGATGGAACTGCGAGTAAATGCGTTCGACTACGCTCTCATCAGTTACCGTAAACTCCTTATCAAAGTTTCGTGCCGGGAACTGAACAACTTTCGGCTCGTCCTCGTCATTTTCCAGCTCAACCATCATAATTTTTGAGCCTCGTGTATCTCCTTGGAACTGCTTCATATCTTCATCGGAAATCATCTTTTGCTCGACCTCCTTACCGTCCTCATCTACACGAGGCAACCCCTTCTTGGTTACCAGCATACAAGCAACGAGGAAGTTATTACGAACATTCCGATACTTGATATTACCCAGTCCTTCGTCTGTGGAAATTTCCGTTATCACAGCATCATAAATTGGGGTTGGATATTGATACTTTCCATCCATAGAAAGCCACATTACCTGCCCCTTATAATTCTCGATACCTCCGCAATCCTCTATCTGTCTCATTACAACCATCGGATCGGGATTGAACACAGGAAAGCGAATAATGTTATTTTCAGATACAAATTGCTTTTTACCGTTCTTTGTCTTTTCGCCCTTCCAGTCAATATGCGTGAGAATGTGAGACACCACCCCTGCATCGTCCGTCTCTTCCAGCCTACATTGCTCAAAAGGCAGGTAATTAACCTCCGTTACCTGCCCAAGAACATTGTAATTGATTTGAAGAGCGAAACCACCAAAGCGAGTGAGGTCTCCTGCAACGCTTTTCAGAAGGTCATCCATCGTTACGCCATCCCTGTTTACTTTCCATTCGGAGAAAGCATCGTTGTTGAAGCCGTAGCCTTCTACAAACTTCTCGTAACGGGATAGGCATAACTTAGCCGTACCAGATGCATTGGTAATATCCACAATGTTTTGTGGATAGATATTATCGCTACCATAGCGCTGCATCTTAAAGCGAAGTTCATAGTTTACCTCTATGCGCTTCTGTGGTTTTTTTGCTGTCTTTACATTCATCTTTCGCCCTTCTTCTTAATCTTTATTTTTATTCTTCAGCATCAGGGACTGTTTCAGGCTTCTGTGTGCCTTTACCCTTTCCCTTACCAGTTTCAGCATCAGGGTCTTTCTCCTCCTTTTCGGGAACCTTCTGGAATAACTCTACATTATCGGGGAACTGTTCCAGATACTTCTCTGCAACCTCATCAGTAAGGTTGTCGTTTGAAAACACTTTACCACCCATAAAAGCAGGGCAGTTGATAATTGCCCCAGCCTTCAATCTATAATTAAGTTTTTCTGCCATTTTACCGTATTTTTTTATGTAATGATAAATCTCTATAAGCCCATCATGGTAGCACTGTTGGCACGAAGTGGCTACGAAAGTCCTACCGATAACCTCGTAATAAAGGTTTTCTATTGTTGACTTATCAGAGAAACTGAAAGGGGCATCAAAGCGCCCTTTCAAATCCTCTATAATCTTATTTACTTCGGCCAGCTCCATTTACCCAGCTTCTGTTAGCAAACTCTTAAACTGCGTTTCAGTAGTCTTAGAGTCTTTGTTGTAGTAGAACAAAGCAGACTTCGGCGCACTCGTTTCCTGTAATGTTACGAGCCAACCTCCGTCAGTATCTTCGCTATACTTATCACTCTCGATAGCCGTAGCACGCAAGCCCTGATAATAACCATAGACCTGATACTCTGCCTTTCCTCCTTCTCCCTTATGCACATTCTTTGTAATGAGCACGAAAGAGCCGTTTGCAAGCCCGTCAATGATGTTTTGTGCCACATCTGGACCATTATCAAGCACGGCAATAGCAATCTCGTTAGTGAACGTATTTCGGTACGTTCCAGTAGCTAATGAAATCTTTGTGCCGGTAAAAGGTTTGCTACCCTGCTGTACCACAGGATAGCCCTTCTTGCCACTCTTCAAGATTAACGTTTTCAACATATTCTTGAAGGCCTCATCAAACACACTCTGAGAGAAATCCACATCTGCACGATTGCAGATAATCGCATCGGCTTCCAAGCCTTTTACGATAGGGCTTTCACAATTCTGCTCAATGCCCTTGCTGATAATACTATCACATATACCTACCATAATTCAATCCTCCTTAGTAAGCTGCTTGGAACATATCATCCTCCAAAATCTGTGTACCGATACGACCAGTAGAGTAGATGTAGTTTCTACGCTCCTTCTTATCGAACCAAATATCGAGGTCAGAAATCAAACCGTCTGCATCAGTACCAACCTGCAACTGGTTGATATTAGCATACACAGCACGATAAGGCTTGTTAAGCATTGTGCCTGTGTTCTCGTATGCCATAATCATACGGTCCCAGATAGAGACACGCGCCAACGTTACACCATTGTAATTAGCCACATCGAGACCGTCGAAAATAGTCTCCCACGGCATAATCTGTGTATAGCACTTCTTGATGTCGTAGGTCAGAGCATCAGCCAAACCCTTTGTAAGAAGTACCACAGCACCGCTATCAGCAGATATACGGCTGTCTGCATCCATCAAAAGATTGTCGAGGATGCCAGTAGCAACACCCTTACCGAGTATAGCCTTCTTCTGCTCTGCAAACGTGGTCTTACTATTCGCCTCGATAGCAGTAAGCTGGTTTGACTTCTTTGTACACTGGGCAAAGATGCGCTTAAACAGACCATCACAGGTTGTAAACAGCTCTGTTCTCGAACCATTAGTAAGCTGACCACCTCCTGACACATCCTTAGCTGCGGTATCACCGAACCAGCCAAAACGCCAAATCATTCGCTTCATCTGACGCTCCAAAGCAGGACGGATGATATAGGTCATAAACTCGGTACTCGTCAAATCTCCAACAGGTGTGCCTGTTTTCAGAGTGTACTCGGCGATAGTACCTTTCAAACTCTCGTAGCAAATTTTAATAGGGATTTGCCAGTCGCCCAACTCCCAGCGCTTCTGTGAGTTGGCGATACCAACCTCCTGATATGTCGGGTCGCAACCGCTTCCCTTGATACCCACATCGTCCATATCTCCGAGGAAAGCCACAGGATCGCCGTTCTTCACCTTCATAAGGTGGGTGAAACGTTGGAAATCCTCGTCTTGGTCAATACTCAAAGGGATAACCTCTTTGAGGTCTGTAACATCCTTCGGGTTTACCGAAATGTTTTCAAAAAACTTTGTCATTTTCTTTTCTCCTTGTTTACTTCTTGTTCTTGTAAGTTCCATTCTTTCGAGCTTCAATCTCCTTTCGCATTGGCGACTCATCCTCCTGTTCTTCTGCCTTACGGCGTGCATTCGCACCCTCTGGTTTGCGGGGGGCAGGCTTATAGTCTGAGGATATTTTAGCAAGAGTCTTCTCACCTCCTGCAATCTTTACAGCATTGAGGATGCGCAAATCGTCCTGTGTCTTAGCCATAGCCTCTGCCTGCTTACGAGCATTTTCCGAGGTTTCCAACTTCTCTTGAAGCTCTTTAACTTCATTTTCCAACTCTGCGACACGCTGTTCCAGTTCCGAGCCTTCGTCTCCTTCATTACCTCCACTCGAAGAGGTCTGAATATCAGATATAACACCATCCTTCACGGTGATAGTCTTGCCATCAGGCATAACAAACGTACCATCGGGGCTTGCCTTATCTCCAATCTGAGGCTCGCCCTCTTCTCTTTCTACGGTCAGTGTCTGACCATCACTCGTGGATAAATCCATACCCTTTGCCAGCTCGTCAATATTCTTCAAACCCAGCTTCGCCAGCGCACGGTCCAGTAAAGAGGCTTTTACCTCTACCTTCTCATCTTTTTCTTTTGCCATTGTATTACTATTTTTGTTATTAAACACTAACCCTTGCTTCTTGGCGGAAGCTGGGGCTATAATTTCTCCAATTAAACCCAATTCCATAGCCCTATCGACACCAATGTACTTATCTTCGTCCATTAGGGCTTGCATCTCTTCTCGGTCGCACTCGCAACGCTCTACATACAAATCGAGCATCTTGTTTTGTGTCTCCTTCAAATCCGAAGCTGCCTTCTCCAGTTCTGCTGCTGTAAGAGTATCACCCAGATAATAAGCGGGCACCCATGGATTATGCACGCATATTTGCGCACTTTTATAGGCTCTTCTCCTCTCCTTTGGGGCTGCCATCATTATTACCGTAGCCATAGATGCAGCATTACCTTCCACCGTGCAAGTTATAACCTTGCCAGTAGCTCGTAATCGGTCATAGATACCCCAACCCTCGACCACAGAGCCACCATCGCAATGTAAGCGTACATCTATGGCATTATCATCATCGGGGATGCTCTCGCAGAACTCGTCCACATCCTTAAAGCAAACACCCTCGGCATCGCCCCAGAACTTACAAAAGTTCTTTTCACTCTCTGTTTGAATGTCGTTGTAAATCTTTAATACTGCCATAATACGTTTTTACTTATCTACAAAATTACTTGATATTTATAAACAAAGTCTTTATTTTCCTTATCTCTTCACTCTCATACCGTGCGAAAAATAAAAAAAGGTGTCCCATCTTCACAGACAGAACACCCATAAAAACAAATCGTATGAAAACAAGCTATCGAATATCTTGTGCCATTCTCTTAACCACTCTGTAAACGGTTGCCTCGCTACACTCGTATTGTTGGCTCAAATAATAGACTACATAGCTTACCTTATGCCCTTCTTCCTTCAATCGAACATAGTCTTTGTATAAATCTAAATACTTCACATCCTTTGCATCGACATCGTTAGCAGTAAGGATTGTTAGCAGACTTTCTGCAGTTCTCATTAAATCGTATTGCGTCATAGCCTATTATTTAATCGTTGCAACTCTTTCTATCGTCTCCACTCTTCCAGCCGTGTTGTTTATCTCTTCAACACTTACAACTGGTCTCGGTGCCATAGCAAAACCTCTCGCTACTGCTCGTGCCAGATATTCCTCGCCCATCTGTCCACTACCACCAGCGGGTGACATAATAGGAACACCACCGCCTATTTGGTTAAATACAGATAGGACAGGGGCAAACATCCTCGTAGCTGAGGCTGTCATTACACTTTCCCCATTAGACAATCGGGCAGGGATGCTGTCGCTCGTCTCACTTCCCGGACCAGTAACTAAACCACCAGAGGCAAATTTGGCTGATTTTACCGTTTTTATAGCCGAAGCCACATTTGCAAGAATAGTAGTTACCGTAGTTGCGATAGCAGCTATATTCGCAGGGAAAGGCACACTTTGGGCTTGCCTTATACCTTGTGCCAAAGCCACACCAGTATTGATTGCAATTTCAGCCAAAGCAAGAACCTTTGAAGCCTTAGCCATACCCTTGCTATTCTCACTAAAAGCCTCTGCCACCTTTGCGGTAGCTTCAATCATTCCAGAGATAGCCTCGTACTTTCCTCGCTCGACTTCTATCTCTTTCTCGCCTACTTCCTTCTTAGCCTGCTGATAGTCTTGTTCTAATTGCAGTTTGCGCAAGTTAAAGGCTTCTATCGTTTCCCCTTCCTTCTGCTGTGCTGCTTCCAGTAGTGCTTGTTTCTCTTCCATCTGTAACTGCAATACACCCAGCTCATCCGTACCGTTAGAGTTTATTTCCGTCTCTAATATCTTAGCCTTGTAACGGTCCTCAATAGCCTTCTTCTGCTCTTCCAGTAGCTTGTTATGGTATTCCTTATAAGCCTGCTGCTCCTGTTCATAATACTTAGCATTGATAGATGCGAGTAAGTCGTTTTTCTCCTTCTCGCTCATCACCTGCTTACTTACTGCATCAAGATCCAACCGGTACGCATCATTGATAGCCTTAACTTTTAAATGGTACTCTTCCTTTGAGCCTTTCTCGACACTCGCAAGCATATTCTGGATATAGACCTGCTCGCGCTTGATAGCCTCATCTTTAACGGTCATATCAAAATCCGTTAGCTTCTTTTCCTTTATCTGTTCCAGAGCAACCATTTGCGCCGTTATAGCCTTCTTAGCGTTCACCGTCAAACCCTTCTCGGTTTCCAGCCTCTTACGCAAATCCTCTATCTGCCTATTATACTGCACCTCGATTTGTTTCCGTCTCTGCTCTGCGGTCTGCTCTATCAGTTGAGTCAGCAAGTCTTCGGCTTTCCTTATCTCCGCCTCTTCTTTCTTTGCCATCTCCTCGGCAGAGATAGTGTTGCTTTTGTTATTTTTGCTATTTTTACCGCTCTTGCCGTTATTCTTTCCCTTCTTAGTAGTTATCCCTCCTTTGCCTTTTGAAACGCTCTCGCCGCTTGTATCAGCCCCTCCTGCCACTGCGACAGGTATCTCGATATGCGCTACCTTCTTGTTCTTGATAACACTGTTAATGGCATCCATCGTATTTGTAGCCCCTTCCTTTGCAAAGTTCTTAATATCTTTCCAGCCTTCCTTGACCGTCTTTGCATAGCCATTCATTATCTGACTGAAACCGCTTTTAATCTTATCAAAGGAGAAAGTAACGATACCCTCTACAATATCAGCCAGCCCCTTTAAGTTCCTGCCTACACCCTTCACAGCATCGACAATCAGATTAAACACCAGCTTGACCGTACTCCATAGATTTTTGAAGTTCACAACAATAGCCTGCACACCAGCCCTTACGACCATACTCTCATTATACAGGTCTATGAAGTAGTTGATAACGTTAATTACTCCTTTAAGAAGTTTAGTAATACCCTGCACCGTCAAAGTCTTAACCGAGATAAGCATTTCGCCAAAGCCTTTATCACTCATATCGAACATTGCAGCCAGAACCCTGTTAAGTTCCTCGTTTGCCTCTCTCTGCTCGTTCATCTTCTCGCCATACTCTCCAGTAGTATCCTTCAACTTTTCGAGGTCTGTATTCATCGTGTCGAGCTGCTCAATCATCTTTAAGCCAGCATTAGCGCCCTGCCTACCGAATACATCTTTAAGGACAGCACCCACAGCCTGCGAGTTCTGCGGCAACTCCTTTAACCTCGTGCTAATCATCTTGATAACATCATAGGTTGATTTGCTGCCACTCTCCAAATCGGCTTGCACCTTCTTAGAACTTATGCCGATAGCATCCAAAGCACCAGCCGTTGCCGTGCTCATTTCCCTAATCTTCTTGCTGCCCATCTGGATAAGAGCCATACCACTATCGCTAAATATACCACTTCTCGTCTGCTGGATAGTAGCCACCAACTCCTTGCCTGATATATTAGCATCGTGGAAAGCAGGGGCATACTGCTTAATCTTAGCTATCATATCACCGTTAAGGTCTGCGCCACTCTGGAAACCATCGTTTATAATCTTGATAGCCTCCTGCGTATCATACCCATATTGCGAAGTAAGGACATCGACAGCCTCCAAAGTCTCCTTGTAGTCCTTTCCGTATGTGTCAGCAGTAGCCTGTATCTCACTTCTTACTGCTTTTAGGCTATCACCAGTAATCCCTAAAAACTCCTTCGTTAGCCTCGTACTCTCTTCTATTCCCTTGTTATAGTCATAGAACCACTTAAAAGCCACACCAACCCCAGCAATACCAGCCAAAGATAGGAACACAGGATTTGACATAAAGCCCATAAGCGTAGATCCGAAAGCCTTTGCACTGTCCTTCGCACCTTCAAAGATGCCATGCAATCCCTTGCCACTCTCCGACATCTTCATTATCGAGTTGGCAAAATTAGAGTTTACCCCCAGAGCAGACTTGATGCTCTCTTCGTAGTTTCCTACATTTCGATAAAACCTCTGTGTTTCTGCTTCTGCATCTTTCAGCTTGTCCGTAATTTCGTTTATATGCTTCTTTAACTCCTGCCCCTTTGCTCCCTTACGTTCAGCCTCCGAAAGACTGTCATACGCCTTTGTAGCGTTGCTTAGCTCCGCTCTCAAAGACCTTAGCGAGCCTTCCTGCTCCTTCTCCGTCTTTATGTTGTTCTGCATCTCCTTAGACAGCTCCCGAACCGTACTCTTATAGTCCTTCGTCTGCTCACCAATAGCCGTGATGGTGGTAGCATACTCATCATAAGTTATCTTGCCATCCTTAAAGTCGCTTTTCAGCTTCTCCTGTGCCTTCGATAACTCCTGTATCTTCTCCTTATACCTGAGAATGCCATAGATAGCGTCCTCGTACCTCACCTTGATACTTAGTATCTTTTCTTCTTCTGTTGTCATAGCCTAATCCATATATAGTTGAAACATCGTTACCTCGGCCAGTCCTTTCTCGTCTGCCTTAATCTCCGTTATTGCAAAGTAACTACCATATTGAGCCAGATACACCGGCTTAGTCTCGTCAAAGTCTATCAGTTCTAAATCTCTGATACGCATCTTCTCGGTTACTATCTTAGCACTCTGCAAACTTTCCTCGATATGCCTATATTTCTCTTTCAGTATCGCTTGCATATCTATATCAAAGACAGCCAAAGCCTTGCCATCTTTCCCTTTTGTTAGCCTTAATATTCTATCTTTACAAACAGTATAAGAATACGACTTACCACTTATTATGACAGTTCCATCATCTCTTTTTCCCAAATTTCCCTTTTCCTCTGACGTAGCTCCTTTTTGTATTGTATACATAGGAATGTTACTACCGTCCGTAGCAGCAAATGGAAATTCGTAGATCGTCTTTTCTGCCTCAAGTGTCTCATTGTTTATCTTCAAGACTCCATTGTAGTTTCCTATTACCGTATCATCAGATTTCCATTTGTAATAATTGTGCTGCGCATAGCCACTCATGCTGAAATTAATAGCCTTTGGTTTGTTCTCACTTCCTTGCGCTATAACTCTTTTAGTCCAGTCTTTCGCTTGTGTCCTATTATCCCATACCGTAGAAAGGGGAACGAACTCTATTATATTATTTTTAGACATTTGCAAAGGGAACGTACCAGTAATAGCTGCCAGAAACTTAACGAAGTCGATAATCTTTATCTTTGGTAGATTACAAGCTATCGGGAAGTAACCACCACTTGGCACATTTTCATCGCTCGACAAAGTAGCCTTCAGTGTGCCACCGAGGAATTGTGCCTCCCTTAATAAGCCGTCAGAAAGCCACTCGAATTTTATAGTACCTCCAGCCTTAACCTCTACCTTTCCATAACCTGAATATTCAAACTTACAAATACCTTGATAGCCGGAAGGAACTCGCACTATATTCATATCCCTATTAGACCCGATTATATACTCTTTTATTTCCGTTCCATTTGTAACTGTCATCTTTACATAATAGGAATTTCGGAAATAATAATTATCATATTTTTTATACGTCCCTCCTCCAAACGTCCCTCCTCCAAACGTCCCTCCTCCACTTGTACCATTTGGTCGGGCACCAGTTATATTAAATTGCCATTCTCCCTTAAAATCTATAATAACATTGGCATCGCTCTTCACATTCAGAACAGAAACACTATTACCAGCATCTGCTGCAAAGACATTACTTGCCTCTGTTATATTCAAAGGCAAATCCCCTCTATTTGTAGTCGCTTTAAACACAGCCTCGAACTGTCCATCAAATGTAAGTTCGTTGCTCTTTTTATTTATTAAAGGGATAATCAATGTATCGATATAATCTTTTGCAGAACCCACGAAAGAAAAATCTATCCCGGTCTGCTTTTTTATAAGCTCCAAAATATACGAAACCTTTACCACAGGGTGTAGATACTCTCCACCTTTTCCACTTCCAAAATTCACGGATAAAGAAGTAGACGCACTTGCGTGCGATACTGGGTATATCATACCTCCTCCGCTCTTCCAAGTATAATCTATCTTGTTATCGTACCTCAATACATCATAATTCGCATAGAAGTAGTTAGCCTCCTGCGCCTCTTCATAGGTATTAACCTTGTTACTGTTTTGATATAGTATTCTATCATTACTCTTCAATTGATTAAGTGTAGTACCAGTATTAAGTAATTTACTGAAATTAGGATACAGTCCCCAGATTATACACACCTCGATAGCCGTTTCAGAGACCTGTAATACTGTTAATCGTCCGTCCTTTATAACTTCTATACCATTACGGAAATAACGTGCTGTGTGCATTAAGTAAGGGTAATTGTCCCTTGCCTGAACAAGATCCGTATGATTCAATATCATTTGGTTTCTTACCGTCTTAGGTAGTTTCACCGTATAAGTGCTATTAGAGGCTATTTGCGACACATCACGTAATAGATTGCTTTTAATATCCATCGTTATTTTGGTAGTATCGTCAATATCCACCAACTCGCCATCTATATATAATCTTTCGTCATTCATAGCTTACAACTTTTGTATTGATACATCAGGCATCACAATGCTACAAACAAAGTCTTGTAGCACCACTTTTGTTTTTGTATAAGAGCCTGGAACAATAGTAACAGGCAACCACTTCGCTACGCCATCTTTATAGCCTGCAAACAAATCTACGCACGGACTTGTGGCAATATCGAAGAGCATATCCCACGTATCACTATCTACCAATGGAGCGCACACTGGTATCGTGTCCTCTCTGCTCATCTGCTGTTGTCTTCCAGTATAGCCTTGATAGCCGTAGCTCATATCATAAGCCAGAAGATTGTTGCGCATAAACAATCCATCACTTGCCACCTTCCGAGCCTCATCACCAGTCTTAAACAGATAGTAACAATAGAACCCGTGCCGATTTATCCATCTTAGATAATAACCCTCGTTGTAATCATCTACAACATTGATGCGTATTTTCTCCGTTTTAGTACCTACGTTGCTATATCGGAAAGTCATATCGAATGTGCTATCAAATGTAACCTCAACAAATGCACCTGTGCAATCACTCAATAAGTAATATCGCTTTGCATCGTCCGTGCTCTTCATCGGAATGTTCCATACCCCCTGCTCTGGTAGATTTACAAACCTATCCGCTACGCCATCTTTACTGAACATTATAGAACCACCACCAGCAGCATACACACCCACCGTAAAAGGAAAACCACGAAACCAAGTAAGGGTACGATAGCTATTATACGCCTCCTGCCCTCCGACCTTCAAAGCACCCCAGATATAGAACACATCAAAGGAAAACGAAACCACCGTGTTAGCCTCATCCTCCTTTGTAGCTACTATGGTAAATGATACTCTTTTACCCATACCTGTTTTGCCTTCTCTGTCATAGTCCACAGCACTAAATACCATCGTATCAAAGAAGGTTTGAATATATTCCCTTACATCAGCATAGCACCTACCAGCCATAGCATCCAGCCAAATAGTTTCCTTTCTCTCTCCATAGCTTACGACTATCGACATCTTCGCCAGCTTATCACCGGATGCAATCAGTAAACAGGGATTGAAAGCAAAACCTATTTCATCAGGATAAGACAACGTTACCCCATTATTCGTTACCTCTCTCATACTTCGATATTGTTAAGTTTTATATTTTCTACATCCAGTTTAAGAAGTTCCACGATACGCCCTTTTATTCTCTCTGTGGCTGATGGTATCACATTCGAGTATATATCAGCCCTACCACCCTTACGAAATAGGCTCGTACCCTCTCTTTTAATCTTTCTTGCTATCAGATAGGATAATGAAAGATTGCCCCTTTCTTGTGGTGTGTATTTATGTGGTCTATCAGTCTTGTAAGGAATAGGATCTGCATTGATACCTTTATCAGCCATCCATTTACGAATAATAGCCTGAAACCCCTGCGGAACTTTGCCCGGCTTCCTACCAGTTTCCAGAGTACCAAATGGGCTACGGCTATATAACATACCTCCTTCTTCTGTAACCTCAACCCTTAGACTGGCTGCTGTCCTTCCACTGGCTTTTTGCCCAGCACCAAAATGCTGTGCTATGATTTTCTTTTTCAGTGCTTCCAGTTCTTCGGTCAGGATAACACTCGCTGCACCCTTCATCATAAGCAAGCCCCCTGCAACTCTTTCAATGTAAGTTCGACAAATACGCCTGTAAAATATGCGCTTGCACTCTCCAGAATAGTAGTGTACTTCACATTCCCATCTATCGGCTCGAAGTAGTGGCTTTCATTCAGAGCCGTAATAAACCCTGCTGCCTTCTCCTTCATCAAACTATACACCTGTTCGTTATCCTCCCCGTTAGCATCACGAGAAACCTTATCGACAAAAGCGAGTATGCAATCCTCTCTGTCTTTTACCAGTCCTCGGCTGAAATTCAAGTAACCACCCACAGGAAGGATGCATACAATAGCAGGAAGGGAAACCCTATCTATCTGCTCCGCTGCTCCGTTCCAGTCCTCAAACACATAGCTAAAAAAAGCGAACTTCTCTTCTGCTATCTCTCGTATTTTACTTTCTATACTCATCTTCATATACCTTTTGAAGTTTCTTTTTGAAATCGTTTGTTCTCGTGTCCATATCCAGACACTTATACACTCGCCCCCACGGAACATTGGTAACCTCCTCATGATCCGTAATACCCATTCGTAGTGCATACCAGTCTATCAGACCGAAGATGCCAAACTTTAACTGGTTGATACCTGCCCTTATCTCTTCATCGCTCGGTTTACTCTTTGCTTTATCGAAGAGTTCGTTAATTACTTTAATCCTACCAAGTACCCAGCCAACGAAGCGAACAACCTCCACAGCCGAACAATCATTCACTTGTTCTACCTCCATTCCCAACAGCACCTTGCACACTCTATAAAAGAGCTGGGCACCAGTCTTGCAGTCGCTCATCTGTACCATTTGCCCTATCGTCATATCATCGAGACTTGAAGGGGTGGGTATCTTACCAACCTTCAAAGGGCGGGTGCATTTTTCCAACTCCAGCCCTTCAAATTCTTTGCTAAACGTAGCTACTACCATCCAATGTTTGAACTTCTCTCCGTCTTTCATACCTAATCAAGATTTATAACGTGCGCCTTCGCTCCTCCAACCCTTCTAACGTTGAGCCTCATCAAGGCAAAGTACCTCGTGGCATCTATGGCATGGTTGAACTTATCAACGGGGGTGTTCGTTTTCTTTCCGTCTCTGTCCTTTTTCCACTTGTAACTTTGCAGTTCCTCAATATGCCCAACAGAACGCCGTGTAACGTTCCATTTGTAGCGATGCAGTATATCAATACCCACTGTTATACTATCTCCACCCTTAACGGTAGGAATTACCCACAAACCAGCATTACGAAGCTCAACTATACTCTTTGGCTCTGCACTATCAGCGATTATTTGGTCTGCCCTTGTTAGTCCAGCCTCTTTTGCTTTCTCCGCTATCATAGGATTTGTTAGCCCAGTCTCGTATATTTCGAGGTCAGTCCACAACTCCCCGTGTGCAATCACACAATGCACCAGAGCCGTTGGGTCGTTCGTAAAACCAAAATCCAAGCCATAACCTTGTATCTTCCAGCTCTCACGCTCTGGCAGACTGTCAACGATGCGAAAGTTGGGAAAGATAACACCTGATAGCTTTCCAGTCAGCCCACGGGCATACACCTTTCGCAGTTCTTCATCTTCTATGCTCTCGATACGTTCGTGTTCCTCCTTAGATAAGAAGGGGTTGCCCCTGTGGTCTGATATAATCATCTTCACACCCTTACGTCCCTTCACTTCATTATGCACCCAGAACCTCTCGGAAGGGTTAAAATCTATCCATATCTTTTTGCGGGTACGAATAGCCAACTGCCAGTATATCTCGTATGGAATACCGTTAGCCTCATTCACGAAGAGGTAATCACGCTTACCGTTCTTCGCATCCTGCTCGTCCTTGTAACTCTTGAACTCTATCACAGAACCATTACTGCATTGCAGAAAGTGTCCGCTCTCGTGCATATCAAAGTAACCAGCCAGCCAGTCCGAACCAGCTAATATCGTCTTGGTATCACGAAGCGCACCTACCTTCAAGTTTGGCAAGTCTTGACCTACTACCGTAGTTATACTTCCAGCCTCCAGAAGAGCCACATAGATAAGAACCTGCATAATCGTGTAAGTCTTTCCAGAGGATGTGCCTCCTTGGTTTATATACACCCTTGCAGCCTTATCCGTGTTAGCACGGAATAACGGACCTATAACCTTAAACGGCATTATCATACATCGACCTCGCTTTCATCACTTACAGGCTCGACACCAGTCTCGATAAAACCTATGTCTATTTTGCTATCGATATTCGCCTTCACATCAATATAATTTTGATTGATAGCCCTTCTTTCCTCTTCGGTGCATATCATTCGATACAGGCTTAGAAGCTCGGCTGCCTTTCCGCTTATTCTCAACTTCAAACGAATATAGCGCTTTACTTTAACCCTGTTAGTATTTATCAGTCTCCACAATTCATTATACTCATCAGAGCCTTTCGGCCACCAGCTATAAAACGTAGGCTTCGATATAGGAAGTTCTGCCACCACATCGTCGAGGAACAATATATTATCGTCCCCTTCTATAACTGTCTTTGCCTGCTCGTATATCTTTTTCTTATCCTTCTCCTTATACATCTTTTCAGTCGTAAAATTCGTTAAACAATCCCCTTGTTTCTCTTAGGTTCATTCGTAAACGGATAGTCCTCCGGATAGGTATCCCAAGCTATATTGCTACGCTCACCTTTCATCAGTCGTGGTGCAAGGTACTTGTAATCTATCCTGTGGTGTATTCTGTTTCCATTCATTACCTGTCTTTCAGCTCTAATGGCTGACGGGTACTGGATAGGTGTAACCATAGCCTTATTATATAGCTTGCACTCATTATACAAATCTGTTAGACCTCCTTTTGCCGTTGCGGATATAGTCTGCTGTAATGTTATACCATCAGCCAGTGAACCTGTAAATAAACCTTCGTTAAGTACACCAGCGAATTGTGAAGTATCATTGTCTTGCACTCCTCTTTCTCCTCGATAGATAAACCTTGTATCATAAAACGTTACGTTCATTACTTTCCGCCTCATCATCGCCAGGTACATACCTCCGTAGAAGTCTCCCGTTTGCGATACTCCAAACAGACCTATTCGATACCGCCTCATCATCGCTGCCACCATATCAAACGTTTTCTTTACCGTCTCGCCAGAAGCATTATGTACCCATACACCCTTGACACGAAACTGAAAGTCTTTGGTATCATCATCCATCACAACATACTGCTCGATGCCCTTTTTCTTCGCATAGTCCTGAAACATATTACGAGCCTGCCCAGCACTCCGTCTGGATACGCTCGCTCGATGCACATAGTCGAACCTCTTTCGTGCCTCTGTCATATCAAAGACCACTAAATGAAAGCCGTACTGCTTCGCTACTGCCTTGTACCTCTCTCTATCGTCTGCCTCATCATCCACAAAGACATAAACGTGCTGCATATCATAGTCTATCCTTTCCAGATACCTGACTGTTTTCAGGTTATCAGCTCTGTGGTATGAAGGTATAAATACATCTATCATCCTTCACCCTCCATTTCGTCTATAACCTCCGCATTGAGTATTCGTAGCATTTCGTCCTCGATAAAACCCTGTTCTCCATTGTCCACCAGAACCAACCGTAAACGCTCTATTGCCTTCTTCTCTTCCTCCGTAGCATTGAACGCATAGTAATTAGCCACACTTTCAAAATCTATCTTTATGAAGCGATAAGCAAAGAATTTCAGGACCTCCCTTTGTTTATCTGTCAAGTCGTATTCTTTCAGAGCCTGCAACTTCGCATTGAACTTATCCAAGTTCACGCACTCTTCCAGCTTTAACGTAGGCTTTTCTTTTGGCTCATAATAACACGAGTTATATTGCAATTTACTTAACTCTTCTGTCTTACTCTTCAAAGGCTCCTTGACATTATAGACCTCTAACACCTCTTTGTCGAGTTCCTCCTTCATCTTCACGTAATCGAGGTCTATATTCTCCTGCGCTGTCTTATTGTCAGCCAAAGCCATTTCTCGACCTTTCTCCGAGTTCAGAGACAAATCCGTGCGCTTTACAGCAATAACCTTCGTTCCGTCCGTCTCAACGATAACAACATCGTTTATGCCCAGTTCCTTTGCCGTTTCCTGTGTCTTGTTACCGGCAATGATATTGTTATCCTTATCCAGAAGGATAGACCGACCAAGCCCCAATGTCTCGATACTGTGCTTCATCATAATAGCACCCCTTTTCGTGCCTTTGTTGAAGTTCTTATCGTCCTGTTTCAGAGTATCAATGTTCGTTTTCTTTATCTTCTCAGCCATATAAACAAAATCTTTATTAAAATAAAGTAATTAACGATACAAAGATAACGAATTTATTTATAATTCTCACGATTTGATAAAAAAAAGTGGGGATGTTATCATCACGACAACACCCCCACAAGAAAGCAACAAGGAAAGTAAATTATTTCTCTGGCCAACAGAAATCTGCCCAAAGCTCCTTAAATGTTACGCCTGCGTATTGCGTTTTTTCTTCGCTCTCGAAGGCAAGGCGAGCACCGCAGTGCGTAACCGAGAACGTAGAAGCGCTACTCGCGCACGCAAACACGAGACCGCTACCCGCATTCGCATTGACAACCGCACGACCAACACACCGCCGTTTCCTCTCCTCTGAGAAATTCCTATACTCGTCTTCGGTGTATAGATAGAACCATGGGAACCATCTGCATTCGTCTTCTGTAAATTTTGGCTCCCAACCTTCATTGATAGCTGCTGTAATAATACGTAGCTTCAAGTACGCCACCATATCAACTCCTACCAGCTCTTTGAAATCTTCCTCGTCTCCATCACTAACACCACCAATGGTATGGTGATAAGCCTCAACGAGCTTATTATTTTCTCCCAGAGCCTCACAAGCATCATCAAAGGTCTTAATATCCTTCCAGCTCTTAACCTCTTTCTCTTCCAGTTCCCAACCAAAGACCGGGCTACCTTTTTTCACTTCCTCGACGATTGCCTTCTGTGCCTCATCCTTAGTCTTGAATGGTCCAAACTTCTCTGCTACTTGCTCATTCAGAGCATAAAATACTTGCTTCATAATTCTTTGTTTTGTTATAAAAATAATTTGGGCTGTTTGTATCTTAGAACCTTTTCTACAGCTGCGTTATAGAACTTCTTTTTAATCTCAAAACCGTATGCTTTGCGCCCCATATTAGCTGCTGCCAGTAAGGTTGTACCACTTCCTGCCGTTGGGTCTATCACTACATCGCCCTTATCAGTAAATAGTTCGATAAGCCTTTCAAGTAAAGGCACAGGCTTTTGTGTCGGGTGTACCTTCGGGGTTGCATTGTCTCGCACCCAATCAAAGCAGTTGAATACCATTGCACCATTGTTATTAAACTTTGGAAGTTTCTCTCGGTACAAAATTAAGCCATATTCACAATTACCTACGACCTTCATATTTGCCTTTAAGACCTGCGCTGAAAAGTTCTTGCGGAACACCAAGTTTATGTAATGATTGAACCCATACCTTTTGCCCAGCTCTATATATTTGAATTGCTGTTCAAATTCGCAGAAGATAATCATACACGGGGCTTTGCCACTTTCTTTTGGTTCTTTGACCAGCATCTGCGAACAGAAGTGCATAAACTCGGCAGGTCTGAAATCCTTATCAGTATCGAAAAATTCTTTACCTGCAAGCTCGCTTTCTCCGTTCTTATTATTCCCCCCCTCATACCAAGCAGGGTTGCTTGCATAGGCATTAACACCAAGATTATAGGGTGGATCTGCAATGATTAGTTGAGCCTTACAATTCAGATACTGCTTGAAGTTCTGAAAGTGGTCGTTATATAATTCTATGTCTTTCATCTTATTTTTTCTTATTTTGCCGTACAAGCCGTTTGCCTTAGCAAAGGCATATAGTTAGTTACCAGCTTCACGATGTCCTCGTGGTGGGGCGAATTTTGATTGCACACACCTCTCGACTGTATTATCTTCCACGATTTGGTATTGACTTCTATCGTCTCCAGCCTATTGCCTTCCTTATCCTTTGCGGACATAATCAAGCTATCCGGATGCCTCTTTCCATCATAATAGCCCATAGCATATACGCAATGGTGCATTGCCAAACCTTCCTCGGCAAACTCTTCTACACTCTTCAAAGGTTGTATTTGAATATCTCCTGAACCAAAAGACAGACCAAAGAAGGCTTGCATACGTTCTCGATACTGCTCATCATACTTCTTAGCCTCCTGCATCTTTTTCTCTATTTCCTTCTTTGCCTCTATCTTGTTCTTTCTCTTCAATAACCTGTCGTGTTCCTTCTTCAAATCGCCCGGACATACATACTTGGCATTATGCGTATCGAGGTTGAAGTATCTTAGTAACTCCAAGTAGTCCATATAAAGGCTGCCATCCTCTACGATATACTTGTTTCTCTCACAGATACGCACAGCGTGTTGCCACTGAGTGCGGTCTTTCAACGGACCACCAGTATGCTGCCAAAAGGACAATATACCGAATTGTCTCTGCTTCACCATTTCCTCGACAAAGGCATCATCCATTCTGATTAACGACTTCATTAAAGGGATAATATCTATTTCCTTTTCTCCCAGTATATCCATCGTCCAGCCGTTCCTCTTTAATAGCTTCGTGATACCACCACGGCGATAGAACATATTACCAGTAATATCGAAAACATCATTATAATTGACATACCCAGAGCATCCTCCGTTATGCTTCTTCACATTCATTTCGCTGTTATAATCCCAGCTAAAATGAAACATACTTCTCGAATAGTCCAGACCGATTACGGTCTCCTTGCCTGTTTCTCCTATCCAGTTCTGCCATAGTTCTACACAATCATAATGCGTATGCTCATAGCCTCCATTACTTCGGCTTATCTCAAAGGTACGTATAACTTGATACTCCTTATAGGCTTGAAACAGGGTGAAGTACATAGACATATTAGCACACTCTCCCTTGTAGTATTTCAGTTTCAGCTTTTTGCCACACTTAGGGCAAACGTAGCCATCATAAACACCAAGAGCCACGCCCAGCTCCGACGCATTGAGGTGCGAGCGATGCCCACAGCATTGACACCATACCTCGCCACGCTTCCAATATAGTCCTACATCGGGAAAGCAGTGCTTGTACGCATATCTCTTAGCACTCTCGCTGATAGGCTTCAACTCCTTAGAAAGGGATAATATCTTCTTCTGTTCCTTTGTTCTTGCTTTCATCGTTCATCTCCTCCATAGGTTCATAATGATTATTACAATACAACAAATTAAGACCACACTCGATGGTCGGACCTGTATCAACCGAATGTATACAGGTTTCACACAACCCCCAGTATTTTTCTTCCATCAGTATTGCCCTCCGAATAAGTCTCCCATCAAAGATGCTTCCATCTCGTGCTTCTCTTTAGCAGCTTGTAGCCTCTTTTCTTTGGCTTTCCTTTCTCGCTCTCTCTTCTCTTCTTCCTTTCTCTTGTGTTCATCTTCCAGCTTACGCTCGAAATTCTTTTGAGCCTTCTCCATAGCTTCCTGCTTCTGCTCCTCTGTCAAGTCCACGTGCGTATCTACTACTACACGAGATACTCTATTAGCCTTGCTTCCTGGGTCTTTCAGTTCAGCCTCATCGATAAAGTGCTTTGCCATTCCGTAAATCTCTTCATCAGCCCAGCCACTTTGTTTCGTCTTACTAACTTCCGAAAGGATATAGTTGCAAACAGCCTCTGGTGTTTTCTCTGGCTGTTCCTGCATCCTCTTGGCAAATTCTTGATCCGCATCGGCTTCCTTTTTCAGATAATCCTCGATGCGCTTAATAAATAATTCTGTTGCTTTCATATTCCTTATTGCTTTGTTACGAATTTGTATAAATCCTCGCTTCTCTGTTTCCTTTAATAACTCCCAGTCCTTGCCATCAACAACCACTGGCCACTCGCCGTTTACGGTCATACACTTAGGGAACTTGAAGCGCTCTTGTATCTTTCTTATTACAGGAGGGTCGTTTGTCCTATAATACACCACAGTGAAGTATATCATAGCCCAGACATTTTTTGCTTATTCATCCTCTCGATATACTCTTCATAGCTTATAGCGTTCTTCCTATCCTCTTCCTGCTTCCTCTCACGCTCTTCCTGCTCCAGCTTATCAATTATTATGCTTCTATCGAACACAAAGGAACGTAGCGCCCTTAGTATGCGTACAGCATCAACGCACCCGTACATTTCCCCGTAATCTCCATATTTCAACTTCTGAAAGAATAGCATCAGTTCTGGCAATTTAAGGAAGTAATACCGCCCTAACATCATCCTCGCCAACTCGCATACCACATCCAACTTTATCTTGTTCTCTTCCTTCATTCCAACAAAACCTTGATAGTCGTTCAGTTCAATAATAAGCCAGTCCACGACTACCTGCTCGCCATAGTCTCTATTAACCTCTGCCAGAGTTGGGGCGCTTCCACTTACGCACCTCTCCGGATGCGCATAGCACTTGTACTGCAAAGAAGGGTTGAACTTTTCCAGTAGCTCCACCGCCTCCCTATCACTCTTTTTTATAGTGCGACATAACGTAGTCGATGACCTGCCTATTTCGTGCCTCTCTCTTTGAACTATTTGTGTTATTGATTCTATCATATTCTTTGCCCTTTCCATTTGTCAGCCACCGATTAACCATACTATCGATGCGCCTTATCTTTTGCCCTCCAGTGGTTACCCACCCTTGGGCATCATAGTAATAATAAAAGATCTTCGCTTCTTCCTCACTCATACCCTTATCGGTGCATATCTTTACGACCTCTTCCAGAGTGGGAGAAAGCTGCTCTTCCTTCTTCGGTAGCCTTTTCTTTTTCTCCTTAAATAGAACAGGCTCCACTCTCTCCTGCACCTTCTTAGGCTTCGACTGTCTCTTCGGTTTCGGTCCAGAAGGCTGCACCACCTTAACAACCTTTTTCGGTGTCGGGTGCATAGATGCGTAAAGCTCCATATCAATTATATATGCCGGCTGCTTCATAGCGTGCCCAGCTTCATAAGCTATCAGATTGTTCTCTATGAGCCGATTGCGTACCGCTCTTAGCGTTCTTATTTCCATTCCCAGCAAGTTACACAGGTGTTCGTTTTCCACCTCGCAGCGCGAAGGGAAACCGCCTTTGTGAAACTTCCTCAACAGACAGAACCAAAGAGCTATCTGAGCACTGTCCAGCCTCAACGCCTCGACACGCCCCCAGAACCACTCGATACGCTCTTCATAGCTCATCCTTCGATATACTCCTTAATAACTCTCTGAAACTCTTCCAGAGAATGGCACACTACATATTTGTTCTTCATCTTCTTTGCCAGCTTCTCATACGCCTTCTGGCTCTGCGACTGCTTACCGACTGGTGTCTTCATCTCGATAGCGAGTGAAGCATAACCACCCATCGGTACCTGCAAAATGAGGTCAGCCACACCAGACCTCACACCCTCATCACGCATGATCTTGGCAGTCCAAGCGTTCCTTGCACCACCATTTGGCACGGCAAAGAATAAAGGCTCGATGCTCGGATAGGTCTTTCTGAACCATTCTACGCATTGCTTCTGAATTTGGCTCTCGGTTAATGGTTTCATAGCATCACACAGATTACGCACATTAACACACCAGCCATAATGCCTAATATTATCGCACAGCCAAAAGCAGCTACAAAGTGAGCCTGCACTTCTTCATCTTCGTATCTCATTAGTATTCTCCTTTGAATATATCGAAGGCTGCCTCCATCAGCATTTGCTGCGTGCTTACCTTCTTCTCTTCTACATTATCAATCGTACCAGTTACTCCGTTGGCTATATCCTTCTTCGTCTGTATCAACTGGTACATATATTCGTCTATCGTCTCCTTGCCCAGCAGATAAGTACACGTTACAGCGTTCTTTTGCCCATTTCTGTGCGCTCTATCCTCCGCTTGACAGCAGTCCGAATAAGTCCACGGGAACTCGATAAACAACACGTTAGAGGCTGCCGTAAGCGTTAGACCAGTTCCACCGCTTCGGTAGTTTAGTATAATCAGTTTCGTAGCTTGGTCTTGCTGGAAGGCATCTACACTACGTTGCTTCGCTCTATCATCATCATCGCCCGTAACAGTAACAGCATTCGGGAACTCTTCTTTAAGTTCGGCTACAACCTGCTTCAAGAAACAAAATACAATCAGCTTCTCGCCTCCATCAATAGTGTTGTGGATGATGTCGATAGCTGCCTTAATCTTTCCCTTTGAGGATATTTGTTTTAAGATGCCCATCTTTACCATTACAGCCCCTCGGATAGCTCTCTGTATCTTATCATCGTCTGCCTTCTTAAACTCCCGCAGGTACTGAATAACATCCCTTTTTGCCTCGTTGTATTCTTTCTTGTTCTCTATATCTACTACCAGATACGAACGTGTCTTATCAGGTAGCCATTTCAAAACGTCCTTTTTTTGTCGCCTGAAAAAGCAGAACTTGTTAAGATAGTAGTTAAGTTCCTTTAGATGGCTCGACTGGTTTTCGCCGGCGCAATACCTTTCCTTGAACTTCGTGTACCCTCCGAAGTCTTCCAGCCTCTCCATTATACTGAGTTGCTGTATTAGATCCACATTGTTATTGACAACAGGCGTACCGGTAAGTTCCAGCACGAACTCTTTGCCCTTAGCGATACCCTTAACAAACTTGCTCTGCTGTGTCTTACTCGATTTGCATTTATGGCTCTCGTCAATTATAACAGACCTAAACAGGTTGATACGCTCGTCAAATTCTACACTTTTCAGGGTAAAGTGTTGCTGGCTCTTTATTCTCTTTACGAAATACTTCTTTAAGCTCTCGTAGTTCGTAATGAATACTTTTGCCAATGGCTCTCCTCTCATATTACGAGCCTTCCAGAACTGTTGCCAGGTGTTCCTGTTAGCATCACTTAGTATGATAGCCTGCACACCTCCGAACTTCTTGAACTCTCGTTGCCAGTTCACCTTTAACGAAGCTGGGCATATAACCAAAGCTGGCCACGCCCCCGAAGCTGTCATCGTTCCAATAGCCTGCGCAGTCTTACCAAGTCCTGGCTCGTCTCCCATTATGCACCGTTTCTTTTCCAAAGCGTAGGCTATTCCTTCCTTCTGGTACTCGTATGGCTCTAATGTCATATTATGGGGTACTTCCAGTTTCGGCATTTCGGGAACCTCGTAGCTCTCGACTGGCTCTTCATCAGACAGCCATTGCACAGAACCACACAGATGCCTCTGTACTGCCCAATCAGCCATTAAACGTAGGTAGTTCTCATCATAAGGCGAGACCTCCCAGAATTTACCATCAGCCCTATAACGAGCTGATGGTATTCTCTTCACACAGGCTACAAGTAGTGGGTGGTAGTTGAATACCACCTTATAGCAGTTAGGAGTTAAGGTAAACGTCATTACATTTGGACGCATCATAAGCCCTTACGCTGCTTCTACTTTCTTCTTACGACCTTTCTTCTTGCCACTCTCTGCTACCTCCTTTGTACCCACTTCAACGGACACAGAAGGAACTGCACCAGCCTCAACACCTGCAAATGGGTCGCCAACCTCATCGAAATTCAACTCTCCCTGTTTCAAACCCCATTTGCGCTCCGTTACATACTGCTCTGCCTCATACTTCAAGTTATCAATGGCAAGAGACAGCTCCGACAGATATTCGTAGCTCTCATCGTCCACCGTTGAAACCTTCGGCGCATTAAGGTTTATTACGTCGCCTCGGTCCAACACTCGGGAACCAGATACGATAACCTCGTCAGCATTGAACGTTACAGAGGAAACAGACATTCGGGTGAATACACTCTTTTCCTCCCAGTCTCTCTGCTGCTCCAGTTCCTCCAAAGAGTTATTATACGCCTCTCTTTGCTCGGTCAGCATAGCCAAATGAGGAACGAGGTTTTTGATAGCCTCCTTAAAGTCTCGATGCACAATGTTGGCACCTACCATTGTGATCGTATCTCCATCACGATTAGAATACACCACATTCAGGGTGTTCTGCTTTGTTAATTGAATTTTCTTAAAGTCCATTTTCTTTAATTTTAATTAGACATTATATTGCTGATAAAAAGCCTCGAAATACCTATCATCTGGCACTGGTAGCGTAATACCTAACTCACTCGCTGCGTCGGCTTGTATCTTCATCATGAAGTCAGTCATTTGCTTTGTGTTCAGGCTACTGCTTGTGTCATTTATAAACCCTTCACCCATTGGGTCTGGTTTGGATAGGAACTTTTTGCAATAATGGTTATATACATCGTCCTTTGCCGTTCCTGTCTCATTCTCAATGCAAGCAAACCACATCCACATCAAATCGTTTTGTGCGACTGTCCTCTTCTCGCTTGCTCTCTTAATAGTCAGAGTGTAGACACCATTACGCAATGTTGAAAAAAGATAGCCCAGATCCGTATCGATACGAACTTGGCCATCTTTTTTCGTTATTGTTACCTGCTTCATCAGAAGGGCAGCCCATCAGAACCTACAGGGGGCGGGAACGGCTCCTGATAACTTCCCTGCTGGGCGTTATTCTGTGCCTGTGCTCTCTGTACAGGCTGTGCTGCTTGTTGATACCCACCAGTAGCAAAAGACTGCTGTACTGGGGCTGCCTGTGGCTGTGCCATAGGTTGTTGTACAGTAGGTTGCTGTGGCATAGACATCAACACGATATCGTCAGCCAATATCTCGACCGTATTTACCTTTTGCCCTTGCTGGTTGGTATACTCTCCGTAGGTAATCATACCATCGACGGCTACCTTCATACCCTTTCTAACCCACTTTCTTGCAAAGTCAGCCAGATTGCGCCATACCACGATATTATGCCATTGCGTTTTCTCCGGCACCTGCGTACCGTCCTGCTTCTTATAGCCTCCAGTAGAGGTGGCAAGGGAAAAGCGAGCATAAGGCACACCGTTTGCCTGTCTTACTTCCGCATCCTTGCCAACCATACCGATAAGGCTTACTGCATTCTTTGTTCTCATACTATAACACTTTAATTGTCAAACTTCCTTTGACAGCTGAAACTTTCTTGCACTCTTGATATACCTCTGGATAGTTCTTTTTCAACTTCGTGCTATCCAGTGTCTCCCTCGTGCTATCCAACTTGCGCACAAGTTGCAACCTATCCGATTGCCACTTCTTTACATTGTGCTTAACCATCAAATTGTAAAGCCTCTGTTTTAGCTCATCCTTCTTTGCCTCTAACTTCTTTACGGAATTTTCGATGCTGATTATCATATCCTCTGCATCCTTCAAGTGTACAGGCAAAGCCTCTTCGATAAGTTCAATCTCGGTGCTTGTGCTTTCTCTCCCAGCTCCGAACCACTTCTCACGATAGGGTGTAGCATCCTCGTTAGCCAGATAGCCTGCAATAATCTCCTTGCAAGCATCAGAAGGAATACGGCGAAGGTCTATAATACCAGCATCGCCGTACTGCTTTTTCGGTAGCCATATACACATCAACCTGCCTGCCTTCTTGCCTGGGTTATTCTTCTCAAAGAGATATGCGTATATAGATACTTGAAGGGTTACATTATCGTTGTGTACCTTGCTTGTTGTCTTCAAGTCTCCCAGAGGATAGCACCCGTTTTCGTCCTCATCGAAAACCTTGTCAATGCTCGAAGCTATATGCGCGCCATCATCAACGAGATACTCGCTTGCAAGCGTTTTAAGCCCATGTTCCTCCTTTAGCCTTATGTAGTCAAGAACCTCTGGCATATCATCGCCTATACCCAAATTATCGTACAGCTCACATTTCGTATGCACCTGCGTGCCGTGGGCTGCTGCCTTCTCTAAAACAGACTGCGGGATGTCCTTGTAAGTTTCGGGAAACATCCACTTAACGATTGCCGTTACACCACTCAATCGCACACCATTTAACGTGTAAGTATGTGCCGCGTTATCAAATACTACAGGGCTTTCTTTTAAATTCTCCATATCCTTTATGCTGTTTTAATTTCTTTAGTCCTTTCTGTACATGCCTCTATTAAGGCTTGGTCGTTGTGTAATTTTTTATATGTATTATACACCTGCACTATCTCTTCTCGTGTCTTTGCGTTCTTGATAGCCTCAATAGCTTTTTGGCGTTCCTTGTCCAAAGTCCTCGAGTGTCCGAACGTGTACCTCTGTACTCCTTTGTCATCTACTACGCTAAGGTATGATACCCTGCGCTGCTCGTCATACTCAATAGCAGATACGTAGAAACGCGTTTTAGGTTGTTTCTTGCCATTAAATCCCGTTTTCCATTCGTCTGCTCTTAGCGTAACCCATACAAAGGGGGACGTATATAATTCGCGGCCGATGCCCCAGTTTACACAGGCACGCTTGAAGGCATCAGAGGCTTGCCCCTTCTCCTTCTCTGTGTTACTCTCTGTGCCTACATCCTGTTTGCTTACCCACTCGCCATTGTCTGACCTTACAGAGACCTTGCAAAAAAGGTTTCCGTTGATAACCTCGTGGCTTCTCTGCCAGTTCTCTGGTCCTACAACCTCATCGAGCAAAGTCATATCAATACGAGCGTTCTTATACATCAGAAGAGAAACACCTTTGCCCTCTGATACGGATCCGACTCTGCACTCTATCTCGTCTGCTTTTAGAGTGCGAAAATTTAACTTTCTAATCTCCATACGAATTTGTTTTAATAGTTAATAAATCTCGTGGGTAGTAGGGGAATCGAACCCCTGTCGCTGATCAAGTTTTACCCATCCGCTACCATTCGGACAATAGCCACCCAAAAAGTTACCCTATCTTCACAGACCAGGCAACGCAAAAACTTAAAAAGGACTTCCACAACGTGAAAGCCATCATCTATGTATTACTTCTTGTTATCCGTGCCGTTTAATCTCTTTACCAAATAGCCTGCACAGACCATAGCGACCACAGATACCAACGGCTGCTGCTCAACTGCAACAGCCCCCAGCATCAATGCAAACGATATAAGGTTTACCCTTATCACCGTGCGCCTCGTGGTAGGCTCTTCAGCTATCTTGCTGAATAGTTCACTACGGCTGTCAAGCCAACTAACGACCTTGTTTTTATTCTTTTCGTACCATACCTGAAAATTGGTAAGGGTTTGTATTTCCTTTGTTTTCATTTTGCTCTTGCATATCTTAGGACATCGGCTGCATTTACTAACCACTTTCCGTTCTGGGCTTCTCCATTTCCTTTCTCTGCCCGTATCTTTCCTGCTGTGATAAGTCTTTCCAGACGTGAGCGACCGCCCACTATCTGCTCGCTAAACCGTAATCCAAAGGTTTTGTTATTCATTACTCGCATAATGGTCAGGAGCTTTTCGCTATCCGTAATCGTGTAACTTTCCATTGCCTGACCTTAATTCAGTTCTCGCACGTCTCGACATCCTACACCTTCGCAAATCTCCTCCGTTATTCGTTACCTGCATAATCAGAAAGAGGATGCTGAATAGTATCTCGATACCGTGCTTTCGTATCTCTCCGAGGTCGAAGTCTATCTTTAACCTCTCACACACCATCCACCAGAGCAACTCCGTATCTTTCGAGATACCAAGTTTTTTGTAGATAGTCTTTTTCTGCGTCTTTACTGTCCAATAGCTTTTGCATAACTTATCGGCTACTTCCTTATCGGAATATCCTTTGCAATACTCCAACATTAGGCGACGCTCCGTATCAGATAATACTGCCTTAGGCAGTTCTGGTGACTTCTACCACCAGCCCCACTGTCTTCATCTGAAATTTCCAACCTTCACGGCGCTTCATAGCAGATAAGCGTCCAGTGGTAACTCTCACTACCTCCAGACGCTCAACTGGCCACAGCTCCGTATCGCCTACCTTCATATCTTTAAGCGTAGGCATTACTGGCTTATGTTTTACCATCTCTCTAAAAGTTTCTTAGTCAATTTCTGGATATCTTCGATGTCCTCCTTCATTCCCTTAACCTTTGTGGTTTCCTTGTACCACCAAGATTTGTACTGCTCTGCCTCCTTACGGTAGGCTTCTACGAGTATCTTCTGCTGTTCCAGTTCCTTCGATAACTCTTTAATCTCGTTCTGCAACCCTTCTACATTCTCGCAACCCTGAGCAGCGCTCTTGTTTTCTTTCTCTTCCATATCAAATAATTTTTATATTAAACATTAGTGGCTGGCTGACCTACAACGGTCTGTTTGTGTTACTGTTCTTCGCACTATGCTATCGAGTTCAACGATGCCAGCCTATTTGTTACTTAGCTCCTTGTTACTTTCTTCCCCGCTGCTTGCTTCGACCTTACTACCCAGAGGATAGGGGTTGCTTGCTTCTACGGTTGGCCTCTGCATCATCGCTATATTTGGATATTATCAAATCCTGCAATTTACAGCCCCATCAGGCAGGGGAACCGCTACATTATGCGTAGCCTTCGTGGCAAAGGTGGATTCGAACCACCATCGAGCCTCATACTCTTTTGCCTTGGTGATTAAGGCTCACCTCGCCCGATTGTTGTGGTACAATTCTAAACCACCCGCTTTCAGTTATTTTTTTATGAGAGATGGCTCAAAGGGTTTCCCCGAAAATCTGTACTCTCTGCGCTGTGGGTGTTCGGGGCTCGAACCCGAATGCCTGCCTATCAGGTACACCCTAAATCTTTAGTGAACGTAATAAGTTACCTTCAAGCCTCTGCGCAACTTACATACGCATTTATCTTTACCAGACTTATAAGCTCTCTCTATCTGTTTGTTCGCGAGCTCTACACCTATCAGAAGGATAAGACCTGATACACCGACCAGAGTATCAACCTTTGCGCCTTCCTCTGTGTAACCGTAAACCTTAATCTTAAAGTTTCGGTTTATCTCTCTTGTGCTGTACTGTAATTCTGTTGCTTTCATTTTATGTCCTTTTTAAGTTTACCCCGAATGAGGTATTGCATATTTCAAAGTTTATTTATATCTTTGTTTCAGAAATCTGTGGCAAAGATAGATAATAAATCTAACAAAACAAATTTGATATCTAATTTTTGTTCGATTTTATATCTAATTAACATTTCGGTCGTATGAAAGAAAGAATATTGCAAATTATAGAAGCTCTTGGAATAACAGTACAGCAGTTTGAATTGAATGTCGGATTGAGCAATGGGGCTGTTTCTAAAATGGGGGATAATACAAGACGTAGTACTTTAGATAAAATATCTATTGTTTACCCTAATATCAATATATCTTGGCTCTTAACAGGTGAGGGCAGTATGCTAAACAACACCAACTCCGAAGTATCATCCGTCAAAGAAGCGAACATGATACCCTTCTTCGATGACATTTACTCAGTAGGTGGCGACAATGAGTTTCGAGCATCAGTAGATAATAACGGTTACAGCGTGGAAATGGTAAACACAGGGGATTGGTTTAAGTCCGCAACGGCAGCCATAAGACACATCGGCGATAGCATGGTAGAATATCCAGCAGGCTCTATCTTGGCAGTCCGCAGGGTGGACAACATCAACCTACTGGTAAACGGCAAGGCATACGTCATAGAAACAACAGAATACCGTGTGACGAAACTCATACGTGACGATGGCGAATACCTTATGGCGTACTCCACAAATACAGCAACACATCCCGACGGATCGCTCATCTACGCCCCCATGCGAATACCGAAAAGCTCTATAAGACGTATAGACATCGTACTCGGTTGCGTGAACATAGAGCAAGGAACGCTCATTGAATTAAATACAAAATAAGCCTAATTAAAACAGACTAAATAGAATATGACAGGGAACGAAGTTAGAAAAGCTCTGCAAGCTAACCACATCAACCTCGCATGGCTGGCAAGGCAGTTAGACATAACACCACAGGCTTTATCGTCAAGGCTCAACGCAAAGACCTTCAAGCCCGGCTATCTCATCGAGATAACACAGATACTCGGTAAAGACATCTTTGGGGTTGGTGCAAAGTCAGAACTACAACCAGTGCTGAATATATCTTCTTGCTCATTCGTCAGCCTCAACGCAGATAATTACCCAGTAATCGAGTATGTGTCTGTGCCTTGCTTCTCTGGCTGCGTAGGTATCTACTACTTCGGACACGATGCAGAACCAAAGTATAACGTGGGTGATACTATCTTTCTACAAGAAGCCGACAGCATCACACCTGGACAAATATACTTCATCTTCACAAGAGCCGAAAGGTTTATCCGTGCCATACTTCCAACTACAAACGATGAGGCTTATAGGCTCGTGCCTCTTAACCCTTCCTATCCAGAACAGGAAGTAAAGAAAAAAGAGATAATACAGGCTTATAAAGTCTATGGCGCAATCTCACGGGAACAAACCTAAATTTTCTCGCGCGTGCGCATATATAGTATATATTATTATAATAATTATATATATAATCTATATAAATATAAAGACTATATAAAGAAAGAAAGTATAAAAGAAAGAAGTTTGCTTCTTTAAAGTACATAAAATGCACCTTAAACAGTGCTTTAAAGTACATAAAATGCACCTTAAACAGTGCTTTAAAGTACATAAAATGCACCTTAAACAGTGCTTTAAAGTACATAAAATGCACCTTAAACAGTGCTTTAAAGT